AAGTTAATATAGGAGTAGGGTGAGGTATGGATACCATTGAACTCGTCCGCTCACCCTACTATATATTCCTATAAGATAGCTCCCAAATATTTAGGTTTTTTAGCACGGATGACCCCTACTAAGGCACGTTGTGCAAAGGAAATAGTATCGGCTTGCAACCCAGAGTCACGTAGGGTTGCATACATCTCTACATCACCGAAGCAACGGAACACCTCGTCTGTAACCCATACGAAAGACGATTGTTTGTCTTCAGTATCTTTGGTAGTTCCGAAAGGTTTCTTTTCGCCCGTTTTGGTGTAGAGTGGGGTTTGGTTATATTGGAATACCTTAATACCATACATTTGGTTTTCGTTCATAATATCCTTATAAAGACGCTTGTCTTCTTTGCGAATACGAGCAAAGTGGTCGGCATTAAGGCAGATGTTAATACCATTATAGATGTCTTTACCCTCCAAAAAGGACTTGATGTCGATAATAGCATCTATTACCGAGTCGCTGGCAGAGAGGAGGCACACCTTATTCCAATCATCATTTTTTTGGGGAGCCCAAGCATATGCTGCACGTTTTCCTAAGTTGTTTTCTAATGACAAACGGTGGCGTCCGATAATACTGGAGCGTTTGTCGTAGGAAAGCTCAATATCTTGTAACTCTCTGTGGCGTGTTTGTTCGGTAGAATAGGTGTGTAACACTACCTCATTACCTATATCGGTAATATCGGTAACGGGCAATGGGTTGTTAGCTGTAGCAAAATAATCTTCGTGTACGGAAGGTTCCACTCCCGCTTCAGCAAGGTGTAACTTGTTATGCTCTACATATTGTGATAAGTCCACACTTTGGTATATAAACGAGTTATTAGGTACAGGGTTTTCTTTAATACCTGCTATCCATACCTCGGTTTGAAGCCCTTCCATTGCAATACCCTTAAAGAGTTCTGGGGCTATGTACTGGGCTACGGTGGAAGTTGCCACGATAGTTGTAGCCACCAAGGGTACTGAGGCACCCAAAGCTGGGGCGATAAAAAGGGAGGCAAGGAATGCCAAAACCACATTAATTGTCAATGCTTTTAATGATAATTTCATACTGTTTTAAATTGTTTTTAAAGGGTTATTAAATTACTTTTCGGTGTAGCGTACCCCATTGGCGTACTCTTTAGCTAAGCGGGCATACTCTTCGGGTTCTTTGTCTCGGATAGCTCGGAGCCTTTCGGGGTTTTTCTTTTGCAAGTAGTCATAGCTTTCATCGGCAGTACCTGTTGGTTTTGCACCTGCCCCTAACACTACCTCACGCACTGTGTTAGCCTTTCCTTGCCGTGTATTCTCAGCTTCTTTGTCGGCTACAAGTTTAGAGAGTACTGCTTTTTGCCCGTCAAAATCGGCTTCAAACTGTTTTAGCTGACTTTCTTTGAGGGCTTGTGGGATAAGCCCTAACTGTACGGCTTTATCTACCAAGGTTGTAGCTTCGGCAGTGCGAGTTTCTCTAATTGTTTTTTTCAGAGCCACTACTTCGGTTTCTGCTTTTTCTTTGTCCGCTTTGAGGTTATGTAGAGCACTAAGTACTGCTTCCTCTTTTGAGTTTTCGCCCATACCCAAGGCAAGGGCTATCACTTTAATATCCATATTGTTTGATGTATTAGTTACTATTTTTTTGAGTTGAAAGGGCTTACCGTCTTTGGATAGCTTCAAAGCGTTGTCGTTGCCTCCTATATCTACAATGGAGATTTCTACGAGCTTACAAGCGGTTACTGTTTCATATACTTGTCCTTCTAAGATATGTTGTGGCTGGGTAGATACTTCTTGTATTTCGGCAAACATTGAAGCCATACGTATATAGCCACGTTCTACTTTGCCAGCTATCTTCTTAGCGAACTCATCTTGCTCGTCAAACTCCACTTCTGCTATAAGAGTAGTTCCCTCCTTGTATAGTTTGGTACAACGCCCGATGACTTCACTACCCTTGTTGCCATAGCCGTCTCGCTCGTGCATAAAGAGTACAACGGGGTTGCGCATATATTGTTTGTAGTCAATACCATCTGTAAGGATGCGGTAGCCGTAGCTATTTACATTTTCGGTATTAATGATAAATTGATGTTTCATTGCAAATGGGTGTTAGTTCGTCACTTAATTCTGGTGCAAAATTCAGTAGGTTTTGGCAGGTATAAAAATCGGCAAACAAACCTTGTACTGAATTTGCCCAAACCTTGTACTGAATTTGCCCAAGCGTTGGGAGCTAATTTCGCTACCTACTTTATATATATGACCTTTGCACTGATAATACAAAGTATATAATGGAATTTGATTTAAAAGAACTCACAGCGCGGGCTTTTTTGGACTATGTAGGTCCAGCATTCCCCTCGTGGTGGGCTAATAACAAAAAGAAATATGTACTACCGAGTCTCTCCAATATTAGTGAAGCGCGTAGCAATGGTAGCCAATACTTTATGACCTTTAAGGTTGCCGATAAAGCAGGCGTGCAAACGCTTTTTCCTAACGAACCTTTAGTGAGCTTTTCCCTAACTAAAACTATTGTAGAGACGGCAACAGTAGGCAAACACCGCAGAGGTAAGGTAAAGGAGTACATAGCTACCGAAGACTGGCAGATTACCATTAAGGGGCTTTGCATTGATACTAATAATCCCGACTTGTACCCTACTGCACAAGTGCAAAGTCTTAACCGCTTGTTTGAAAAGAACGAAAGTCTGGAGGTTGTAGGCAATAAACTCTTTACCCTTTTTGATATTCGTAATATTGTTTTAAAAGATATTAGTTTCGAGGCAATGGAGGGTAAGGAAGGTGTACAGAAATACACCATCAAAGCCGTGTCGGATATGGACTTCTATGCCGAGTTAGACGAAAAGAGAACGCAATTAAATCATTTATATTAATGTTCGTATTACAATCAATTATAAAGATAGGCGACTATACTTTTAAGGCTGTACATAGTGTGAAAATCACCAAATCGGTAGACGAGTTAGCCGACACCTGTACTATTGAACTTCCTACCCATTTTAAAATAGCTAATGGAGGTGAGCCCCTCTATACGGAAAAGGCAATCAAGGCAGGCGATAAGGTGAGCGTTACCCTTGCTTATGAGGGGGTATATAGCGGAGTAGAATTTGAAGGTTATGTAAAGAAGGTCAAGCCAAGCATTCCTGTAAGCATAGAGTGTGAAGATGCTATGTATTTGCTTAGACGAAAAAACATCAACAAATCGTGGCAAAAGACAAGCCTTAAAGAAGTATTGCAGGAGGTAGTAAAAGACACTCCTATTGCCTTGGCTGATAATATACCTCAAATGCAGTTAGACCAATGGCTTATTCGCAATGCCAATGGTACGCAGGTGTTGGATAAACTCAAAGAGGAATTTAGGCTAAGTATCTTTATTAATGATGAGGGCAAGCTATATGCAGGGCTTTCGGAGCTTACCAATATAGGGCAAACAGCACGCTATGACCTTAATTACAATATTGTAGCGAATGATTTGGAATATCGTACCAAGGACGAACGTCGGCTAAAAATACAATATACCTACATAGATAAGAACAACAAAAAGAAAACTGTTGAAGAGGGTGATCCTGATGGTGAGCTAAGAACATTTCATACCTCTGTGGTGAGCGATGAGGCTAAGCTACGAGATATGGCAAGAGCGGAAATGGAAAAGCTAAAGTATGACGGCTTTGACGGCTCTATAACGAGTTTTTTAGTACCCTACGCCACGCGAGGTATGCAGGCACATATTATTGACAAAGAACTGAAAGACATAGACGAGCGTTACTTCATTAAGAAGGTAGAAACTACCTTTGGGCGCAATGGAGCACGCCGACAAGTAACCATAGGAGCAAGATTATGAGCATAGATAGAGAATTAGCCGAAGGACTTCGGCAGATAGGCAAACGCAAAACTCCCACCATAGCCGTAGAGGTGTTATCTGTAGACAAAGCACAAGGCACCTGCGAGGTGAAGGACGACGAGCTACAATATACCGTGCGCTTAGCTTCAGTGATTAACGATAATGCTGAGCGGTTTTACCTGTTCCCAAAGGTGGGTAGTAGCGTACTGATTGCTTCGATTGGGGAGGACGAAAACCGCTATTATGTAGTCGCTTATAGCGAGATTGAGAGCGTGAGCTTACGGATAGAAGACACTCAGCTTACCATAGACAAAGCAGGGGTACATCTGCAACGCGGGGAAGTAGATTTTAAAAGCCTTTTAAATGACCTTTTAAGTGAACTTAAAACGGCAGTGATACAAACCCCCGCAGGAGTTGGCAACTTTGCCCCTAACAACGTAGCAAAGTTTGAAGAGATTAATAACAAAATAAATCAATTACTACAATAGAATATGGCACGACTAACAGCCGTTGAGGCAGATTACAAAAAATCACAAGCTAAGGAGCTTTTTGCCTAAGGCTTTAGCATTGCCAATATCTCTGAAATGATAGGTATTGGCATTAAAACGCTTGGCAAATGGCGAGAGGAGGGCAAATGGGACGATGAGAAAGAACTGCAAACCCTCAAGCCTTCCAATATTCGCAAACTCACCCTCAAGTGTGCGCAGGCTATTGAGCGAGGCGAACCCTTGCCCTATAAGGCGGACGACATTACTAAGATTGTTGCCGCTTTTGACCGTATCACTGACCATAATAAGATTGCAGTATACACTATGGAGAGCCTCGACGGCTTCTCTAACTTTATCTTAGAGAAAGCAGGGCAAAGTAGCGGTAAAAAGCGTGAAACTTATATGAGTACCATTAAAGAGATACGCCCCTACTTTGATATGTATATAACCGAATTATTACAACGAGGAGATGACTAAAACAGAACTCAAAGAAGCCAAAGAACGTTATTTTGCCAAGTCAAAAATGATACGAGAACTTACCTATGAGGCTGTACAGAAAGAAACAGCAGATGAGCAGGAAGCACGTATCAAGCGACTTTTAAATCCAGAAAACTATGGTGAGTTTTTCGACTACTATTTTGGGCTTGACAGCGGTTTGCCTTTGGGCGATGCTAAGACACCTAAGTTTCATATTGACGACTATATTCGCTTGTACAAGGATCCGTTTATACGCCAATTTAGAAAGAAGTTCAGAGGAGCGGGCAAGTCTATACAATCCAATGTAGGCAATATATGCCACCTCAAGCAAAATAACCTCACCTTCTTTCCTATCCTCATAGGAGCGAACGAGGGGCTGGCTAAAATACTACTATCTGACTTACAGGCACACTTAGAGAACAATCAGAAGTTTATCAAGGACTTTGGCTTGCAACTCTCTTATGGGGATTGGTCGGATGGGGATTTTCAGACTACCGATGGCAAGCACTTCAAAGCGTTGGGACTTAACCAACCTTTCAGAGGCTTGCGATTTGGTATGTATCGCCCAGACTTAGCAATTTTGGACGATATCGAGGACTTGGATAGAGCCAAACGCCCCGATATGATAGAGAAGTATGGCAAAAAAATAACGGGTGACTTGGTGAAGGCTTTCCACCGCAAGCGAGGCAGGCTCATCATCAATAACAACTATATCGTCAAGGACGGCATATTGGACTACCTCTATGACAAGTGGAAAGATAGTCCACACCTCCACGACTCGGTTACCAATTTGGCTACTGACAACATCACCCGCGAGAACTATATGGATGTAGAGTGGGAACCCTCGTGGAAAGAACGCGATACGAAGGAGGATATTATTCGCATTCTGCTCAACGATGACTACTATACCTCACAGCGTGAGGATTTCAACAACCCTATTGAGGAGGGAAAGCTCTTTAAGGCGAAAGATATTGCCTTGGTACGCATAGCCGATAACGAGGCGTGGGACGGCTTGCTTGACCATTGGGACTTATCCTACACCGCTACGGGCGACTATAAAGCGGGGGTACTCATTGGTATCAAAGGTATTAAGCTGTACGTGTTGGAAGTCTTCTGCCAAAGGTGTGAACTTAATGCAGCTATGGAAGTACGTGCCCAGTGGGTAAAGAAGTACCTTAAAAAAGGCTATAACACTATGGGCTTCTTTGATGCTACTATGGCGCAGAAAGCCGTCTATACCCCTATTATTATGCAGAGTGCAGAGGACAATGCTTGCCCTAATATCCCTATTGGTTTGCACCAAGAAGGAGACAAGCACAACCGTATTTCGGCGGGTATTACCAATGCGCTCTTTCGCAAAATCTTGTGCTGGGACGAGACGCTGCCCAAGCGTTCAGAACGTGACTATAACGCCTTTATCAAGCAGCTGCTTTCCTTTGAAAAAGGGACTACCTCACACGATGACGCCCCCGATACCTTAGAACGCGCCATTACCCTTGCCCAACAGTATTTTGGCTATACCGAAAACCCATTACAAAGCGGGCGACCTTTCATTGCTAAACACAAACGTAGAACTATATGAGTACACCACGAAAAGAACTATTTGTAAAAGTAAAACAAGCCCTTGCCACTATTGAAGGCATTGAGCTGATAGACCTACAACGCGGGCAGTTTGATAACCCTGAAAATGGTTACCCCGAAATATGGACGGCTTGTCTCATTCAGGTAATGCCTATCGCCTACGAGACGATGACCCAACACCTGCAAGAGGGCGAGTGTGAGTTTCATATTGATTTCTATTGCAAAGACGGATGGACAGACCAACACTTAGGCACTGCTGATGCTGAAGAGGGACTTATGGAACTGGATATATTGGATAAAATCACCGATACAATACAATTTTTGCAAGGCGAACAATTCAAACCCGTACAGCAGGTGCGTGAGGAGGAACTCCGCCTAAGTGATGACGGCATTATGAGCTATCGTATTACCTTCACCACCCGCATTTATAGACAAACACCCTACCCTTATACAGGCAGACGATTGCAAATCGCAAGCAATTAATCTTTAATCATTAACAATTAATCATTAGTAACGTGTATTTAACCAAAGACGAACTCAAAACAGTCGCCACCAAAGAGGTGATAGACCTTATCACCCAAGGCGACGAGCAGATAGTAACCCAAATCATTGCCGAAAGTATAGACCTAATGGCTTCTTACCTCTATAAGTATTACGATACAGAGGCTATTTTTGCCAAAGAGGGTGACGAACGTAGCAAAATACTACTGAAGTACCTAAAAGATATTGTTATCCACGAAATCTATATAAGGCGAAGTAAAACCCTCAACCAAGTGGCAAAGCTCCGCTATGACGAGGCTATACTATGGCTTGAAAAAATAGCCAAAGGCGAAATAGAAGTTGCCCTACCCAAGCGCCTCAAAGACACCGACGGCGACGGCACCCCCGACACGCCCACCCCTTTTATGAAGCTTGGAGGGCGAAAAACCTATAAAAACCACTGGTGATTATGCCTAACAACAACTTACAAGAACTCCGCCAAAAGCTCGAAGCCCTTGCACGTTTGGTAGCTAATGATGTCCCCATTGTCCTTAAAACAGAGGGGCTCAAGTTTATTCAAAAGAACTTCCAAGATGAGGGGTTTAATGATGAGGGCTTACAGAAGTGGCAACCTCGCAAAACCACCGATACACGAGGGAGAGACATTACTCGTTACCGCTCGGATAGGGTAGGCAAAAAGGGAACCCTTACCCCCTTTGGCAAGCGTAACCAGGGGCGAGCTATCCTTACAGGGCACAATTCAGGAGGCAACAAGCTGCGCAATTCATTTAGGGCGCGTGTAGAGAAAATGAAGGTTACCTTTTACACCCATAAGGAGTACGCCCGTAGACATAATGAGGGGTTAGAGGGTATGCCTAAGCGACAATTTATAGGCGACTCCAAAACCTTATTCAACAATATCAAAAAGGAAATAGACCGTTTATTCAATCAACTACAATAATGGCAAAGCAACCTCATAAACAACGTATAGAAAAGAGTGTCACCCTTAGTGGTAATGCACTTAATAAAAAAGTACATTTGGGCAAAAATACAGCCCAAAACATTCAGCAGGTAACTAATCTAATGGTGGACATCATCAAACGCCAACGCAGGCTATGGCGTACCGAACTCAACCATTGGCACTCGGCACGTTATGCCCGCTATAGTGTGGACTACCCGCGTACTTACCCATTGGAGGAGGTATACCAAGATGTACTCCTCGACGGACACCTCACGGGTATCACCGAAAACCGTACTTTACGAACTACCAATAAGGACTACGTTATCGCCATCGATGAGATTAAGGACGACACTCTAACCGAGTATATCAAGGACAAACAATGGTTTGAGGACGTAATCGAGTTCGCTCACCAAAGCATCTATCATGGGCATTCTCCTGTATGGATCAAAGAGGTAACCAAAGGCGAAATCAAAGCTGTAGAACTTATTGATAGGGGCTTGGTAATCCCCGAAAAGCACGTACTTTTAAAAGACTACGATGCTACCACTGGCATAGACCTACGAGATGTACAAGAGGTAGTATTAGTAGCACAATTCTACAAGCATTCGGGGTTGCTCGAAAAGGCTACTCCTTATGCAATCCTAAAGCGCCATTCGTGGGGTTCGTGGGACGAGTTCGAGGAGCTCTTTGGCATTCCTATACGTATAGCTAAAATCGCTTCGCAGAGTGATAGTGTGAAAGAGGAAGTTGCCCAGTGGTTAGAGGAAATGGGTTCAGCTTCGTATGGTGTTTTTCCTATTGGTACTGAAGTAGATATTAAGGAGAACAGCAAAGCCGATGCCTTTCAAGTGTTTTACCGCAAGATTGAAGCGTTGGATAAAGAACTCTCCAAACTCGTACTTCACCAAACAATGACTACCGAAAACGGCAGTAGCAAGGCACAAGGAACGGTACACGAGAACACTTTGGAGGAGGTTGTCTATGCTGATGAAAAGAAGATGTTGGCATTCCTCAATAACCAACTTTTACCTGCTATGCGTGCCATTGGTTATCCTATTCCCGACAATGCAAAAATAGCTGTAGAAAAAACAACAGACCCAAATGAACAAATCGCCATAGACGGGGTACTCTTAGGGCGTGGCTATATCCTTACCAAAGACTATATAGAGCGTACTTATGGGGTAGAAATAGAAAGTATGCCAACCTCTTCCCTTTCTCCTAAACCAGACGATAACCCCCAGCACTAAGCCTACTCAAACTATATTATCACACCCATTGTTGCTCCGATCACGAGCCTATAAAGCTCAGCAAGGAAGACAACAATTTGAGTAGGCTCATAGAGGGGTACATACGTGAGGCTTTTGAAGAGCGTAGTATTAGTGAAGCGCAAAGCAAAGAACTATGGCAATACTACTACAAGCACCTAAATAAAGCCTTAGCAGAGGGCTACAACCCTACTATTGAGGAAACCAATACCGAACTGGTAACCTCACTAAAGCACAATCTTGCACGCTTCTCTGCATTCAAAGAAACGAGCTTTAAACAGCAAATAGAAGCCTCTCTAACTAAAAATGGTAAGGTGCTTTCGTGGCAAGAGTTCAAGGCAGAGGCTAACAAACTGAATATAGAATACAATAGGCGTTGGTTACAAACCGAGTATAACCAAACAGTAGCCAATGCCTTATCGGCGCAAAAGTACGAGGAGTATATAGCCAATAAGCGCATATATCCTAACCTTATCTATCACGCGGTACACGATGAGCGAACCCGCGAAACACATCGTGCCTGGGACGGACTTACGCTACCCGTAGAACATTCGTTTTGGAAAACACACCTACCCCCTAATGATTGGGGTTGCCGTTGTTACGTAGAGCCTACTGCCAATCCTATAACCGAAGGCATTCGTACGGAAGACGTCCCTATAAAAGAAGCCTTTGCTAACAATCCCGCTCTTTCGGGGGAGATATTTCCAGTAATACCTTATGCCAAAGGAATGAGCGAAAAAGCCGTAAAAGAGGTAGAAAAGCAGGTGGAAAAGCGTCTTAAAAAGGAGAAGGCTAAAGCTAAAAGAGCAGAGGAAACGTGGCAAACCATACCTACTGAAAAGGGTACGGTTAGGGTAAGTTCATTGCACGGTAAGGATGAGAGAGCCGAAAATGTAGAAATAGCCTCTTACTTAGCTAATAAATATGGCTATGAAATAGACCTTATAGAAAAGTCTAACATACCAGGGGTGAAAAGTGCTGATACGTTTAATAAAACATTGGAGATAAAGCAGGAGTACAAAAGGTGTTTTACACCAACCACTGACGCTATTAGTAAGGCAATACGAAGTGCTAAAGATCAAGCAGACAATATTGTTTTAGATATAAAGTCAGATATAGATAGATTTGCGTTACAAAACGCTATTAATGAAAGAGTAAGGCGCTCCAAAAGTATAAAAACTGTTTGGGTAATTAAGGGTAATTTTGATAAGATGTATACAAGAGAAGAAATATTATCAAAAGACTTTCAAATTAAATGGGACTAACCTCATTATTTCATAAGGTTAGTCCCAAGTTCAGGGCGTGGAGTTTTCTTATGTAGCCTCCTCACCACTGCAAAAGTACAACTATTTTTTAAACTACCAAAACTATTTTCAACTTTCTGCATAAATCCCCTCATAAGAAATGATAGCTTCTACAGTACGAGGGGATAAAAATACCCTACCTGCTACCTCCTCAATTACGGCGTCTATACGCCACTGGGGGTACTTGTTAGTAAGCTCACCAAAGAGCTCACGTATCTTTTCATTACGCCTCTGTAGGCGTTGTTTGCGCTGTTTTTGACTTATAAGTTGCATAGCCACAAAGAGAATAGAATATTATGGTGCAAAGGTATGAAATAATTACGAAATACAAAACACAAAAGACGAGAGGCGAATTTAATCGTCTCTCGTCTTTCGTTCTGTTAGTCGGTAGGCTTTTTTTAGTTTGCGTTTAAAGTCGTCTAAAGGAGTTTCATTTTTTTGCTCTTGGTAGCGGAATTCGGCGTGTTCGCGTTGGCGTTCGTCGTCTATGTATTGTAGGCGTTCTTTGTCATATTCTCTAAAAAATCTAAGCACTTTATCTATACCTAATCGTTCGTAAAATTCGCCGTATTCACCCGATAGTACGCGTTTGAATATAAATGATATTTCAGTGAGTTTTAAGTAACCGTAATCGTTCATTATTTGGCTACTGCAAAGGCTTATTTGGTCTTCGCTCATTGGGCGACTTACGGCTAACATTTCATTTAGATATACGAGCCATAACATTATATAACTTTCACAAGCTGTTGCGCCATAGTCTCTTCGTATGCTACTAATAGAGGGGGTGGGTAGGTTGATTGCTTCGGCTATGGTTTTGAGTTTGTAGCTGTGCTTCATACAGTTATTGGGTGAATATATTTTTAAGAATCTTTCGTTTGAAATCAGTGCTGTAAGTTTGTTTTGCACTACTGTTACCTCGTTTTGCATTTTGTAATATTTTATTGAGTTGCGAATTGATGTATTTTAAATCGGTGTTTCGTTGGTGAAACTCATCCATCTTCTGCCAATTGCCCAATAGGTATTGCCACGTGGCAAAGGCTTCAGTGTCGTTGGCTGATACTTGTTGCAGGTAGCTAATGATTTGCTTGAGGGCTTTGCCGTCTGCTCCAGTGAACTTGGGAGGAAAGCCGTATAGGCGTTTGTAAAAGAAAAACCACTCGTCTAAGAACTTCCCATAAAGACTTAAAGGTTCGGGCACATCCTCACGGTAGGATACACTGCCATTCCATTGCTCTTGGTAGCGTTGTATATCTTCCTCTTGTGGGGGTAGGATAGCTCCGAGTTGTTGGTATTGCTGGCTATTAAGTCCTCCTCTCTTGATTTCTATTTTGCAAAGCTCACCTTTTTTGTAGGTGAGCTTTAGCAGTGTGTGGGTACGGTGTAGAGTTACGGTGTAGGTCATTTTTATTTTGTTTAATAAGTGTTTATCATTTTCAATATAAGTTTTTCACGAGTTTCTTCATAGGTTTTACAATTAATGTGGATACTTGTTAAAAAGTATTCTTTATTATAAAAGTATGCCTCAACATCAATAGTAGACTCCATTACACAGGTAATGTATCCCTTTCTCCTAAACCATTCAAAAACCTGTGTCCAAGTAGGTATTGATAATCTATCTATATAATCATTATGATTATCCTTTTCAAAATCAAACTCTAATTCCCTTATGTCAAAATCCTCATAAAGATGTAAAGGTAGAGAAAATTCACAAGGTATATCAAAGCCTATTATTTTAAGTTTCTTTGCAATTCCTATTGGAACCAACCAAGTGGGGTAATTTTGTGTATTCATTTTATTTGTGATTTTAATGTTATTAGTCAATTTCTACTTCGTATTCCCAGTAGAGGGCATCATCCTCGCTTATATTATCACTGCACCATTCAAAAGCTTCAGGAAATTTGTTTATTTCACTATTACTAATGGAAAAACCACAGTCTGCCATTTGTTCTAATTGTTTAGCTACTTTTTCAGATACTTCTACATCTGATAAACTTACACTGTAGGTTACTTTTACGGTTAAATCTTTGATTGTTCTCATTTTCTTTGTGTTTTAGTAATTAAAAACTTTCCTTTTCAACATTTATTGTAATGTTATCATCATCGAAGTACTTAATGACGTATATCGTCTTTCCTTCACGGAGTATAACAGAGGAGGGTAGTTTGCCAATTTGGTTGCGGAAGTAATGAAAGGTGTTGTATATGCCTTTTTTAAAAAATCTTACATCAGTTTTTGCCTTACTTAGTTCCTCTTCTAATTTTTTAACTTTTTCTTCTGCTTTTATAGTCAAATTGCACAAACGCAATAGCTCTTTTTTTGCTGCTTGAGGGTCTCCATTAATCCTATCGCAGATTGAGGAGTAACTCACATCATAATTGTCTATTTCCATTGTATTTTGTGTTTAAATTGTTATACATTCCACTCTTCTTTTGTTAATTGCTTGCCACAGTCTTTGCAAAAGAGAGCAGTTACTTCTACAGTGCAGTAGTGGGCAAGGGTGCGGAGCTCTTTATGTTTATGAGAACAAGTGCGAGCTGCACTGGCTATTAATTTGCTAACTTTTTCATTTGCTAATTTTCTAACTTCTTTCATAGCGTTGTTCGTTCATTTTTTCAAATATATTGTTCACTTTGCCTACTTCATTAGGTGTAAGTGATTGTAGGCTTTTTTTGAATGGGTTTTTGCTACTACAAAACCATTTGCCAAGGCGTTTGATGTCGGCGTACTTAGGGTTTACCTTATCTCGCCAGCCGAGTTCGTGGCATAGGGCTAATAGCTTTAGGTGTTGCTTGTTTTCGATATTAAAGTAGGCGTGCATCTCAAAATGGTAACCAAGGTGCTGGGCGAGGGCGAAAAACTCGTCTTCTGTTAGGTTTTTGGTACTGGGAAGCTCTCGCCCTATAAAGCTACATACAAAGTGTAGGCGGGCTTCTCTGTCCTTAAAGCGTTTGCCTAAAAGGGTTTGGAGGATACGTATTTGGTGGGGTTTTATTGTGGTTTCTTTTTTCATTTTAAACGGTGTTTAAAGGTTATTTAAAAAGCTCCTCGCCTTAGTAGATCTCATAAGAGCGTCCTCTTATTGCCAGCGACTTCCTAAGGGCGGAGGAGCATCTTTTAGCTACCGAGATAGCTAAAAGTGTAGGTTATGCGGTGGCTTGTTGCTCTTCGTACTTTTGGTGTACAGGGAAGAGGTGTTTAATGTCAGTACCAGGGGGAAAGTCCACCGATGAGAGCGATAGGGGTATGTTGCACTTTTTGCCTTGCTCGTCGAGGGTATTGGCTTCTATGTAAAAGGCGGAACGCTGTGGGCGGTAGGATTCGGAAATAATTTTTACTGCATCTGTGAAGTCAGGATTATCAAATTCTTTGGCTACACGGGTGAGTTCTAACACTCTGGAGGCTTTTAGGTTGCCTTTGGCGTCTTTCTTGAGTAGGCGGTTGATGACGGTTACGAGTTTGGCACTATCATCATCTTTAGCGAGTGAGGCGATAAAATCGCGGACTTTTTCGATGCCTGCATTTACAGTGTCATCCCAGTTGTCTATGACGCGGAATCCGTAGGTGATGGTGTTGCCGTGGGTATCGGTGAAGGTGTGGCTTTGTTGGTCGCCTTTTACTTCGTAGACTTCGTTTTTGGTGTCTAACAAGATTTTGAGGGCTTCAAAAGTATGCAATTTCACCTCTGCCATTTGCTCGGAATAGGTTTGCAGCTTACCGATGATTTGCGGAATTGCTTCATTGACGAGGGCTTTGTATGCCTCGCGGTTTTCGTTTTGTGCTTGTTCACGGCGTTGTAGTTCGGCTTTGAGTTCGTCGGCGGTGAGTTTACTTAAATCTACTGTCATAATTGATAATTGTTATTTGTTAATATCTTGTTACTTTGGCTTTGTATAGCGGGTGTGTGGTTAGTGGTTGCCATTGTTCGTTTTCGTCTTGCCACTGTAGTTCTAAGGTGTTGGTTTCGTAACGAAAAGCGGGAGGTAGCCAGCGTTTTCGCTCTATCCAATCTTGTAGCTCTTGGACTAAGGCGGGTACTTTGTCGGTTTTACCTGCTCGGAATTGGCAGGTTTGCATCCGTTGCTCGAAGGTGAGTATTTGTACGAAAGTGTCGAGCGATAGGGCTTCGGTGTATGCTAAAAATCTGCTATTCATAGTTGTTATTTTGTTACTAATTTTCCGTATTCTTTGAGATCTGACCACCATCGCACGCTATCACCGCTGATGCCTTGGGGGAGGTATCGCACGGGGCGTTTTTGTTTTTTGGCGGTTTTGAGGAGCTCTTGTGCGTGCTCTCTCATTTTGCGATTGATATACTCGTAGTCGCTTATTTCGTTAGGTTCTATTCTCATCTTGTGTTCGGTTTATCTTCGGTTAGTGTTCGGTGCGAGCCGCACGGGCGGTTATTTTTTTGAGGAGTACGCTTGGGTAGTAGTCTAAGATGTTGGCGGCATAGAAGCTAATGAGGTCAAGCATTTCTTCTGGGGTGTAGATGCTGATATCTTGCCCGTAGTGTCGGTGTATGGCTTGCTCAACTATTTCGTACCATTGATCGTCGTACCAGTTGATTAGGGTGTCGTGGCGGGTGAGGGTTTTGAGTTGTAG